AGAGTAATGGAGATGCTGCACCTAGTTGGGTTTCTCCGAGCACACTGGCAAGTGCAAGTGCAACCAATGCTGATAATATTAGAACCGTAGCACAGGCTGGTAATGCTAGTTATTATCCTACATTTGTTGACAGCAATAATGCCAGCAATGCCTATGAATTAGTTTATACTACTGGTACTATTGTTCTTAATCCATCTTATGGTTCAGTTGGCATTGGTGCAAACCCTAGTATTGATTCATATGGTTCTACAACTACAAGTATTAAATTAAACTTACAACACACTCCTCCACAAAATACCACAGTAGATGATGTATTAAGATTAAGCAGTAAATTTATATCAGCGTCTAATACTGCCAGTGCTGCTATTGGAAGCGGCCCTGCTATTGTATTTGCTGGTGGTATTGGAGACAATCAAAGTAGAGATCGTGCTAGAATTGTTGCCGTGTATGAAGGTAGCAACGTATCAGGCTTAGCCTTCCATACGCAAACTACTGCTGACACCCTTGTGGAAGCAATGAGAATAACCAATAATGGCAGAGTTGGCATTGGAACAACTAGTACTACAGAAAAATTCCATATATTTGGAACAGCCTCTAGTGGGTCTACTCAAGGACCCCGCATTAACTTACAATATTCTGGTACATCAGGTGCCGCCGAATCTTTACTACAATTCTTAGATTTTAGAGGTGTAGTAAATTCGTCGATAGGTAATAACCTACTGGATGATGGTGTGGGCACAGCCGCTGCTGCTATGGTATTTAAAACTGCTACAGCAGGAACATTGTCTGAAAGATTACGTATTACTAGAAACGGTGGTATAAGTTTTGGTGCAGGTGGAACAGCATACGGCACCAGCGGCCAAATTCTAAAGAGTAACGGTGATGCCGCACCTACTTGGGTTGATCAAAGTACCATTGCAGCAGGTTCTGGAACTGATAGCACCAAGGTAGCCAAAGCTGGCGATACAATGACTGGCGCACTGACTATGAGCGGTGCCGGTATATTCTTAAATAGGAACGGCAGTGCTACGCATGGGTTAAGTTGGTACTCTTCAGGTTACACAGCTTGGGCAGACTACATGATGAGTGCAGGTGCCACTGGCGGTCCTACTGCAAACATAACTGCACCTTCAGGTGCGTATGTGAATTCTTGGGCCTTACGTAGATTTATTGAGAATTCTACCGGATACGGATATACATGGGAATCTGGTTCATCAAGTGGCCAACCAAGCGTAGTTGCAGAACTTCGATCAAGTGATGGATTATTCCATGCCTACGGAAACATCTACAAGTATAATAGCCCAAGTGGCGGTTATATGGTTCCTGCAATTAGCATCAGCGATGCTGCTCCTACAGGAACTGTTAATGCTGGCGACTTGTGGTGGGAAAGCGACACCGGCCGTTTAAAAATTTATTATAATGACGGTAGTTCAAGTCAGTGGGTTGATGTTGTTCCTGTTATAAACACAAGTTTATTCTTTAGTAAATCAGGTGGTGCAATCAGTGGTCCAGTAAGCATTAACGGTGCATTGGATGTTACTGGTAATATCAACGCAACTGCTGAAATTACAGCATACTACTCAGATCGTAGATTAAAGACAGATGTTTTAACAATTGAAAATGCGTTAGTTAAAGTTAAGAAACTTAACGGTGTAACATATCGTCCAAATGAACTTGCTAAGAGTTTTGGATTAGATACTAATAGTGATGTTGTTGGATTGTTTGCTGACGAAGTAGAGGCAGTACTACCGCAAGCAGTTAAGCCAGCACCGTTTGACATTGATGAAACCGGTAATAGTAAGAGTGGCGAAAATTATAAAACTATTCAATATGAAAAAGTTGTACCATTATTAGTTGAGGCTATTAAAGAACAACAAAGTATCATCGAAGCACAACAGGCCAAGATTGATCGCTTAATGAAACATCTTGGGTTAGAGGGTTAAATGGCAATAGATTTCCCTTCGTCTCCAACAACGGGGCAAGAATTTCTTACAGCAGGTAGAATGTATTGGTATGAAGGGTCAGGTTGGACCACTAGAGCCAGTGTGCTAACGTCTGATCCAACACTTAATAATCCTTTTAAGTACAGATCTATATACACCCGTGGATATACAGCCGGTGGCTACCAAAATAGTAGCCCTTGGCGAAACGTAAATCGCACAGTTCATTACACTGATACTACTATTAACATTGGTGATATTATGGATACTAATGCTGCATATACTGACAGCAGTTATAGTGATTATTATCAATATGTTTATGGTGCGGCTGAGACTTGGCCAGGAACCGGCACTTACACAGCCGCAATTAATATGACCAACGAAACAAGCCGTACCCACAGCAATAGCTTTGATCTTAAATCAAGTGCGGGCGGATATGGAGATGTCGGTGTTATCATTAATGGAAACCTAACAATGGCGTGGATATTAAGTGATCAAACTGCCATTGATAAACATAATCTTGTTAATGAAACTATGTATCTTGCTGGCACAGGCGGATCGTGCGGTACTGCTGGCGACTTTATTTGTACATGGTATGGACAATATTACGGTTGGGTCAAGCACAATTACGCAGGAAATAGGAATCATAAAATACAGTATTCAACCGATACATGGTCTTCAGCCGGATTAACAGTAGGTACAGATGGGTGGGGCAAAGCACTTATAACTAAAGAAGGGTGGGCATATGTTAAGAACGGCGGCAACATTGTAACAGGTGTATATAAAGTTGACGATGCTACCGGCACTAATCTTAACACAGGATTAAATATGCCAGAAGCCTGCGGTGAAGAAAACTTTCAAACAGGACAGCAGTGGGGTTATAGTGTCGGCAACTACAATGGTGCCCAAAACAACAACACACATAAAATTACTCACGCAACTGATGCTATTGTAACAATGGGGTCTGATACACAGCCCAAAGGACATGGCGGAATAAGTTCTGCTGGCATGGCAAGTGCAAGTGCAATGATATTAGGAGGCGATTAAATGGCCATAGATTTCCCCTCATCACCCACCACAGGGTCTTTGAGTTTACAAACACCCGGACTGTACGTTTACGACGGATCAGGATGGACACAGAATACAGCGGCAAACAGTCCAGATATTTTTACCACTAATCAATTTTTATATAGGGTAATATACACCAGAGGTTATACCAGTAATGGGTATGCAAGCAGCACTCCATGGAGAAATGTAAACAGAACAGTACATACAACTGATGTAACTACTAACCTAGGAGATATGCATAGTAATACTAGTTCTTATGTAGATGGAGGATGGAGTGAATATTATCATTATGTGTACAATGTTTCAGGAGCAGTGCAAGGAAACTCTGATACAGTATCTGCTATGAATATGGCAACAGAATCAAGCCGTACTGCCCAGACTTCTTGGTATATGAAGACTTCAAGAACTAATCTTGGAGCACTAATGAATCCTTCATTGAGCGCAGCCTACATTACAGGTGGTGCAAGTAGTACAACTGATAAACATAATTTTGCTACAGAAACGATGTATAATGCAGGTTCTATAGGGAACTCCCCAACATCCGGCGGAACAGCAGGTGGCGTGAGTAGATTTTTTGGGTCAACTTATGGGTGGGCATGGGCCAACGGGGCCGGCGGATACTTATCATGGACTACCGAAACGTGGACATCCGGAGGCCTAAGTATTAGTACAGATGGACAACCGAAAGGATTGAGTACTAAATTAGGATGGGCATATTGTACAACTGGTTCATACGCCGGCGGCGCAACTTATTATAAAATTAATGACCTAACAGGAGCAAATATTTCAACAAGTATTAGCAGACCAGAAGGTTGCGGAGAAGAAAATTGTCAAATTGGACAATATTGGGGTTACACTGTAGGTTCTTATAACGGTGCCGCGCAGACTAATAATACAACCAAGGTAAACTATCTAACAGATGTTGTTACTGCAATGGGGGCTGATACACAACCAAAAGGACACGCCGGTATGAGTTCTGGAGCAACTGGTTCTGCTAGTTCTCTGATTATAGGTGGTTCCTAAATAAACAACCTTAAATATACAAGGAGAGTCTAAATGCCATCTTATTATGCTATAAAATTTTATAAAGAAATACCTGTTGTTAATGGGGTTAAAATTATGTCCGCACTTGACGGTTATAATGTCGTTGAAATTGCTGATGGTGTGGAATACACACACCTCAATGATTACCCTCACGTTGAACTTACTGAACACGAAGTTAATCACGGCGTAAAGTTTTACGGAGAAGGTCGAGATTACAGAAGTGCATACAGTGATGTTGAAGGCCTAGTACCCGATGCTGACGAACTTGCAAAAGGTAAAAGAAAAACAAAAGTATATCACTGTGATGGATCAACTCCTTGTACACTAAGTTTAAAGAAAAAAATTGCAACTAGGATTGTTCTGGACGAGTTTGCTACCCGAGAAGACCAAACTGGTAAAGATGCATTGATAGCCGAGATTGAAGCAATTACAACTATTAAAAATATGTTACAGTGGCGTGAAGAAAAACTCGGAATACAAATGCCGTTTCCTTTATTAAAAGAACTTGGCCTAATGGACGAAAATAATAATAGATTTGTTCCAATGCAATACGGAGTACAATTTTAATGTTAGAAAATAAAGAAATAATTTCTTTAGCGGAAGCTCATGGATCATGGGCAATGAGTGAATTCCAAAGTAAATATTTTGTCGTCAATTCTCAAGTAACTGACTACAGACGTGTTAGACAAGCACTACTAGAAATCGAAACACGAATCGGCGGACAAAAACAAATTGAAAGAAATATGTGGCGGACCAGTATTGAGTTAAAACTTAAACAAGAAGAATACGATAACGAGCCGCATCCTCTAAAGAAAGAATTAGTTTCAGTGGATATTGATCAGTTAACGTACGACATAAGCGTCTATGAAAAGAAACTTGCCAACGTTAAAGAAGAACTCAATACATTCTGTGAAATTGTAAAAACTTTAGTACCAGATTTATCTTCATTAGAAACATTTAAAGAACAGAATCCAGAACTAGAAAGAGATTATTGGGTTACTAGGATGGCTAAACAAGCAGCCATGGATCTAATGACTATTGGAAGAATCAGTCAAGGTAATATGGATAGTATTGCCATGATGCCACTTTGTGACCAGGAAGATACCATTAAAACAGCTTTAACATATTCCGCAACACTAAACAAAGCAATTGGATCAGTAGATGAAAAGGTTAAATTAGAAATGCAACAGACCCCTGTTACTTCTTTTAACTATATTGAACCTCCAAAAACCAAACCTTTATTAACTGTTAGTAGCGAAGATATCTAAATGAAAATATTCAGTGTTCCGCTGAATCCAAAACTTTTAGAACAAGATTTTTATAAATTCTTAGACTTTCTAAAAGAATACAAAGATTGGATTTATGATATATATTTCACATGTAGACTAGCACCGTTTGGCCAAGATGCAATGGGGGATATTTTTATCCAACCAGAGGATGCATTGTTTGCAATTGAGACAGCATTGCATATACAACAAGTAACAGGCATAACTGTTAGTGCAACGTTTAACAATATTAAAGTTCCGCCAACTCAACAGAATTTAGATCTATGGATTCGTAATTTTAAACCATTGTATGATCACGGTGTGAGAAGTTGCACATTACCGCATACCCATTGGATGGCTACCGGTCAAGTTAAGGCAGCATTTCCTGATCTATTTGTAAAAAATACAATTCTTAGAAAAGTTACAACACCTAGAGAAGTTGTAGCACTTGCAGAAGCAGGATTTAATTATGTAAATGTTGACCGTAATCTAATGCGTGACAGGGATGCATTGGTTGCAATTAAAAAAGCCAAAGAAAAAACTGGTGTAAAAATTGCACTACTTGCAAACGAGGGCTGTCTAGGCGGATGCCATATGATGGAAGAGCATTACGAGTTTAATAATAGTCGTGTTGATAATCCGCAATACTTCAGTGATCCTATTAGTCGTGTAAGTTGTCCTATGTGGTCTAATAAAGATCCTAGCGTGCCTTTGAAGACTGCCGACCTGCCACCGTGGAGAGAAGATTGGCAAGATTTTTTAGACAACTGCGGCATTGATGTGTTTAAGATGCACGGCAGGGAAGCGCCTAGTCGATTATGGGAAACTGTAGATATTATTAAAAAGTTTGTTGCAGAAGAAAAGATCCTATTTGAAACTTTTGAAGAATTTATAGAAGAAACACGCCTTGTTGAAAAACCAATTAACATATGGCGTGAAAAAATTAAGACCTGTAAGTTTGAATGTTGGGATTGTAACTATTGTGACAAGATATGGACTGCAAAAAAGAACCCGCAAGTAGACGAAAAGATTCAACTAGTAGTCAATGGACTTATTGAAAGTGTAACTCGTCCTATTAAAGTTGATATTCCTGGCTTAACTAGCGAGAGAGTTAAACAGTTATTAAACTATCTAGGTGCAGGAAGTAAACATTACCTCGAAGTAGGAAGCTATTTGGGTGCAACACTTGTAAGTACAATTAAAGATAATACACTAACTGCTTATGCTGTAGATCATTGGTCTACCAATGTACAACCTGCAAATGGTGTTACCTTTCCAGAAAATAGCAAGGCTACTTTTATCGAAAATGCCAAGAAATACAAAGGCAATAATATTATAAAGGTGTTTGACAGCAACTTTATTAATGTTAACAAAACAGAAATTGCCAATGTGGACTTATTTTTCTACGACGGAGATCATTCAGAAATTGCAACTCGAGCAGCGGTAAAATATTTTGCCGAATGTTTCGCAGATACAGCAATACTAATATTTGACGATGCTAATTGGTCTGGAGTAGTTTCTGGTGCAATGTCCGGAATCAATGATACTAATTTCGATGTACTTTACGAGAAAAAAGTTTTAAACTCAGAAGAAGACCTAGAACAATGGTGGAACGGACTCTTTATTTTAGTTGTTAAGAGGAAATAAATGTTTTTATTAAAAGGATTAGAATACCTCTGGATGCTGGTATTCATCATGATAACTGCTGGCATAGCAAAAGAACAAAATTTGTTCGCTAGCGCATTTGCATACATACAAGATACCGTTAAAAGCAATCGCATAATGATTGCACTAGTATCTGCTGTTGGTGGTGTTTTGCCAATCGAAGGCAGAGTAACTGTTAGTGCAGGTGTATTAGATACAATGTGTTCAGACCATTCACACTCGCATGGTAGAGAAAAGATGGGTATTGTAGATTATCTTTCTAATCATCATTATTATCTATGGAGCCCGTTAGAGAAAACTGTTATCTTGCCTATTGCATCTTTTGGGTTAACTTATACCGCATGGATGGCAATGATTTGGCCGTTATTTGCAGTATCTATTGCCTTCATATTTGCCTATATATTCTTTATGGTAAAGGAAGAAGATATTCATATTGTCCATACAGGAGAATTTAAAATATCTGCAGTACTTCGAAATGTACTACCTTTCTTTACAGCAATAGGTGTTTACATTTATACAGGTGGTAACAAGTATGTATTTGAAATATTTGGGTTACTTGCCCTTTACTATTGTTTGATTACACAGACATGGGATTACAAAAAGATTTTTAGCTATATTAACTGGCAGGTCATTCTCACAGTGGCAATTGCTATCATTCTTGGGAACTATTTTAAATCACAAGAAGCCATATTTAAAGGGTGGCTAACTGGGTCAGTATTAGATCCAACAACTGTTATCGGTATGTTAACTATTAGTGCCATTGGGTTTATTGCTAGTTTTCTAATGGGTAGCAGTGGAAAATACGTAGCATTTGCAGTATTAATGGCACAAGTCTTTGGAGTACAATACTTTGTATGGTTCTTCGCTGTAGATTATGTAGGATATTTACTAAGCCCTACCCACAAATGTGTTGCTGTGGGTAATAGATACTTCGGAACTCCGTTAAAAACTTATTACTCTGCGTTAGGATTATGGGGAGCATTGATATTAAGTACATCTGCCCTATTAACTTTTATTTTATAAATACATCGAGTTCATTTTTCATGAAGTAACGGAAACAGGCCGTTAAATAAAGGGCCGCAGAGAAGCTTATGGCAACATTACCAGCAACAGGATCAGCAATATCGTTTGGACGGGTCAACAAAGTTTTTACTAACAATGACCCAGGTGCCGCAGGCAATGCGCCGTCTGGTGGTCAGAATATCAAGTTAAGTGCTGTTTTGGGTAATAACGGCACATATGGTATTGGACAAGCTGTCGGTACCTCAATTAAATTCTCTGCTACGTTCGGCAATAAGTCGGGCCCTTACGGATAAACCATGAAAACCACACAAATTAAAAACATACTATCAAAACTAAGTTCTAGCCCTAGCAAATGGGAACTAGACTCCGTTGTCTACTACGATCGCACTTCAAACCCTGCAACTCTAGTAAGTTTTCTAACTAGAATTCAAGATCTACAATCTTTAAAAACCAAAGCTGGAATCAGCGAACAGCAAGAACTAACGTATTTGTTAGAACTCCTAGCAGATTTGGAAGAAGAAGATTGTCTAGAATTAATAGACAGAACTGAAGAAGATGCTAAGAATTCATTTATTGAAAACTTGGCCAGAACCAGTGCCATCGAAATCTTAACTGGCGGAAAAATAAACTTCGAAACTATGAATACCGCTTGCAAACTCAGCCCTAATGACTTTATACTATGTGCTAAACGTACCCAAGACTTAATCAATGCCGTGCAAGGTTTGGTTGTCAAAGGCGAAACACTTAGTATGGATGTCGCAGGCGCATGAAAAAACAATCAGTATTTGCATCAAGTAGTTGGTCAAGCAAAAAAGGTAAACTAGCAGTTTTAATTCCCACACGGGATACACTGCATTCTGCTCATGCACTTGCCCTAGCTGAATTAGTTAAGTTCAATACTATGAATGACATAGACACTCATGTGTTTATGGATGCTAGTACAATCTTACTAACGCAACGTGAACGACTGGCCACAGCGGCAGTTGAATTAGGTGCAGACTATGCGTTATGGTTAGACAGCGATATGGTCTTCCCTGCCACTACCGCAGTTAGATTGTTAAAGCATAACGAACCAGTTGTAGCCGCAAATTATGTTCGCAGACAACGTCCCTACAAAGGTGTTGCCTATGAAACCATAGGTGATTGGCAAAATCCCTTATCGTTTGATGTACAAGATGAACTAGTGCCCATTGAGGGTATTGGTATGGGGTGTATTCTAACTAAAGTCAGCATCTTTGAAGAACTCAGCAAGCCTTGGTTTGACTTCCAGTGGAGTCCCGAGTCTAATGATTTCCTAGGTGAAGACATGTATCTATGTCAGAAGATCAATGCCGCAGGTTATACAATTAAAGTTGATACAGCACTGAGTCAAGAACTGCACCATCTTGGCACCTACGCATTCAACGTAGATTTGTTAGATTAAATCTAACAGCAATTCTAGTTTAGCTCTAATAATCTTATTTGTAAAAGAGTTCTTAACGCCCTGGTGCAAAGGCTTGGGATAGTTTTCATAATCACACCAAGCATACCCTGAATGTTCTTCATTGAGCGTTGGGGTAAATTCTCGATCAACTAACAGCACATAGGTGTTATATTGAAAGTGTTGATCATTGCTGACAAACAGTTCTAAGGGAATGATCTTTTTAATAGCGGGCGTCTTCCCTACTTCTTCTTGAATTTCTCTTGTTAGAGCATCGTAGGCAGTGTTGTCACTGGGCTCTTTTTTGCCGCCAACTAGTCCCCAGGTGCCTGCAGTCTTGCCTTGTGTACGCAATAGAAATAAAAATCGTCGTGTGTCTTTGGCGAGAAACATTCCGCCACTGCATATAACTTGATTTAGAGGATTAGACGCCATAGTTTTGCTTCGTAAATTCCTTCATAACTCTTACTCCAGGAATCTTCATTCCACTTATACTGTGTTCCCGTATATGAGTTAGTTATGTAAGTGACTGCTGTGACTGCGGCAGAATCGAATACAATACTCCATGCACTGCCATCCCACGCTATGATGTCATTGGCATGTGCTTGAAAATCACTAAGGTCTGTGTTCTTCCATGCTGTTGGTCCAGAAAATCCAGGATCAGTAAACAATGGAGTAATGTTAATATCTTCTAATATTAGATACCTTGTTCCAGATACAATTCCTGTTGGATTAAATGTTTCTGGATTTATAACAGCATCAACTGTGCCCCTTCCTGCAATAATAGTATTTCCTGGAACTGTATCAGGATCAATGTTTAACCGCATGGCAAATTCATCACTGGGATCTAAGCTAATATAAGCAATTACATCATTGCCTGCGGGCTGTGTAAATCTTAATTGACTTAAACCTGCTCTAAATTTTCCTGGATATAAATCTAATAATCTAGTCCATGCAGATGTATTACTGGGATTAGCAACATCTATGCCATCACCTTGACCGTTGGCACGGATTAATCTTGCCACGTTATTAAGCACTAGTAAATCATAGTCACCGGGAGTAACAGTTATAGAAGCATCCGGACTTGCACC